CCACAGACGTTTGGTCATGGAATGTCCGCTGGTCGATGTGATGTTCATCGTCAGCGTCCCACCTGAGTAGCTGGTCACGATCCCTTGCATCCACGGCTTTTGCCCGGTTCCCGCCCCGCCGCTGTTGCGCTCGCCGCCAGTCACCCAGCAGCGCAGCGTCATCCCGACCGTGATAGCTCCTGTTTGGGTCGGAACCTCGTTGACCGTGAAAGTCTTGGTCCCGGTCCCGATAGAGATATTTGTTGCATTGTGGTATCCGAGCACGCGCCCACCACCAGCGCCACGAATCAATATCCCCTTGTTGTTCGTGATGCCGGTGGACCATGCGAACGAGCCGGCCGGGATTTCTATGATGTCCCCGGTGCTGGCGGCGGTGATCTTCGCTTGCACGTCAGCAACTGAGCCGTCAGTAGAGCGAACCAGGCCGGTCCACGGAAGCGCCGTAGGCTCCTCATCCAGCACAAGCACACATTCCCCGCCGCTGGCGATGGCCTGCGTCCCGCTTGGGGTGAACGGAGAGCCGGTAACGGTCGTGTAAACGCCTGTCGTCGGGTTGTAAAGCCGCGCCCGAACTGATCCGACCGTCAGCGCAGCCATATTGACCGTCACCGTGCTGCTAGACGGGATGTAGATCAGCGCAAAGCTCGCATCCGATGCTCTGGCCGGGCAGATTCGGCTGTCACCCGTGCCTAGCGCACTGGTCACCAGGCTCGTGTCAGTCTTTGGCTCCAATAGCTCCCACTGATAGGCATTGAACAGGTCTTTGACGCGCTCCATATCCTGCGCGCCGGTGCTGTTCAGGTTCGATTCCCACGTCCCTGTGTACGGGTACAGCGTGTTCGGGCTCTCGAAGTGCCAGACCGGGTTGTTGCCGTAGAAGTGCCCGCAAGCTCCTGACAGCAGCGACTGATACGCCTGCAAACGGATGCGTTGCGCTGCGGTTGGTGGATCAGGCTCTCCCTCATACCAACCTTCGATCATGAAGAAAGGTTTGGCAGGGCTTCGCGCGTACTCCGTGGCGCAGTAGGTATAGACGGTGTTGCTTCGTGGGTAGGCGTTGTTCAGGTTGTAGCCGGTGTAGCTGTTCCACGCGGTATAGGCTTGATCCCCCGGAGCCCCGTGAGCGGTGATGATGTCAGTGGTTCTGACCGTCCGCATGCCGGTGACGATGTTCCACTGCTTATTCCGCTCAGTGGTCGTCCCGGCGTAGTCACCTCCCATGCACCAGATGATGTTGCCTTGCGTGTAGCGGTTTGCAAGGAACACGCCGTAAGCCTGCAACGATGCGGCCGAAGCGGCGTTCACTTGCACCATCCAGCCCTCGGACCCGCCGTTGAACCCCAGATACGCAGGGTTCAGCATCACCACCATGTTCTGGGCTTTGCAGGCGTTGACGATGTAATCAACCCGATTCCAATAGGCGTTGTTCGGGCTTGAGAAGTCCGTCATTGGCGTGAACGGGTCCAATCCGTCCACGGTTCTGTAGTCAGGCGTCTGGCTTGTGAATGTCCGGACGATTGCCTCGATCATGATCGCCGTGAAGCCCCGGGCTGCGCGGTCAGCGATGTAGGTGCCGATTTCTGCGTTCGTGAGCTGCGCTGGGAGCGACCACGGCGTATCCCCGTGGATCAGGAAGCCATCGCCCTGTGCAGTGGTGAGATACCGTCCAGACGGATGGACGGCGAGCGGGAAGATAGACGTTTGCCCACTGACCCCCATCGTCCCCGGCGTGGCTGTAGCGGATGAACCAGTCAGGGCGCGAGTCCGCGTCTTGCCGAACGATCCTTGTGCCGCTGTGATCGAACTGCCGGCCGGTGTCTTCGAGGCCGTGAGCGCCAATGCCCCCTGCGAGGCGGCAATCGCAGAGCCGGTGAGCGCCCGAGATGCAGAGCCGCCCCCGACCTTCCTGGACCGGAGCGAGACAAGCATCGCGCTGGCGGCAGTCCCTGCGGAAAGGGTCGCTGCCGCCCCGGTCATCGCCACATCGGCGGGCGTGTTGGCTACTATGGTGCCGTCTTGAACGGCAACCTCTTCGCCAACGAGGGCGACCTCCGCGCTTTGGGTGACTGTGCCTTGTGCGCTGTCGATCTGCTGACCGCCAGCCATGACTCAGCCCCTTACGCCAGTCGCAGCAGGCCAGTCGTGCCGTCGTTCGTGGGCATCGTCAGCGTGAACGTCCCCGCCGTGATGGTCTGCGAACCGAAGGTGTACGAACCGATTGCCTTGTCGCCCTGGGTGCTGTTGTAGAGCAGCACGCAGTCAAAGGCAGTCGAGAGCGTCACCGTGGTGTAGACAATCGACGCGGAGGGCGTCCAGTGTGCCGTGGTGCCGGTGTTGGTCGGCTCGGTGCCGTTGGTGACGGCGACACCGCCAGCGGTGTAGTTGGTGCCCGAGACCTCACCCGTCGCGGCGTAGGCTGTGGTGCCCGCGCCGATAGAGGCAGAAGCGAGGAATAGGGCGGCTTTGATGGTGTCCTTGGTGGTACCGGCGCGAACGACGGTAGTGCCGAGGGCGTGAATGCCCTTCATCAATTCCACCTTGAACGACGTGCAGACTGCTTGGCTGTTGGCCATGAGAAAAGCTCCATAGTGACATGGCCCCCGCCGCCGTTAGCCCTGGATTTGTTCGTCGCGCCAGGCCGCCAGGGAAGCGGCTTTTTGGGGATCAGCCTAGGCGCGACTAACTCTGTCAGTTCACTGCCAATTCCTCTTCATCGAATGGAATCTCAGGTCCGTTGAGCGTCACCCGGATCGTGCCCTCGGCGATTGAGATGATCTTCGCGTCCAGCGGAATCCGAGCAGACACGTACAGCCGCGCCGCGCGCTTTGCCTCGGTCCTGCCTTCAGCCTCGAATGGGCCCATCCACATCGGCAGCTTGCCTGCGCACTTAGCTTGAACGATCCACGTTTTCATCACATCTGCGCCTGTTCGGCCCCGATCACGAGGCCCTTCTTGACGTATCCGTGCATGTTGTTCTTCATCAGCTCGCCGGTCTCAAGATCGAACCAGCGCTCATGGAACACCAGCACCTCGGGGCCATCGACCCACTCGTGCTCATAGCGCAGCGAGTCGATGGGGACATTGCCGTTCTTGGTGTAGATAAGTGGCTTATCCATGTCATTGAAGGCCGCTCACACGGCCGTTATCGTCTCGAATGACGCTCTTGCGAACGCCGCCAATCTCGACCGCAGCAGCGCGGCCGTTTTCATCGCGGATGATCTTAGCAGGGCGCTTTGATTTCTCGTCCAATTCGCGCTGCTGTGCAGCCAATTCGCGCATCTGCTTCTGAACTTCGGCCATCGCAGTCTTGATTGACTGAGTATCGACAGCCGGCTTCTCCGCTTCGGCTGCTTTCATGGTCATCTGCTGCGCGGCTTGCTTGTCCTGCTGCTGATTCGACAAAACCGTGCTGGAAAGCGTCGTGTCCTGGCTCATCCCGGCGATCTGGAGCTGAGTCGCGGACTGCAGATCGGCCTTGTACTTGTCCATCTGCGCCTGGAGCTCGGCCTTCCACTCGTCTAGCTGGATTTGCTGACGCTTGAGGTCCGCATCCATCGTGGCGCGCATCATCTCGCGTTCACTGTCTCTGGCGTCGTTCGACGCCTGCAATTGGAGGTTCGCCTCAAGCTCTTTCAGCTTGATCTGGCCCTCCATCTGCTTGATTTGCATCTGAGTCTGTGCCTTGCCTTGCTCGATCTGCATCTGAGCTTGAGCCTTGGCCTGCTCGGCCATCACTGCAGGGTCGGGGGCAGGCGGGGCAGGCGGCTGGGTGCTCGGATCAGTCCAGAACTCGTTCGGGTCTTTGAATCCCGCCACCTGAGACAGCCGCTTGAGGGTGTTGTAGACCTTGGACTTGTCGGAAAGACCCTGAGGCACCGCGACGGTCTGAATCTGGAGCACTTTCTCCAGAAACATCATCTGCTGCGGCTTGTCCCCCGCTCCCAATCCAACTGCGATCTGCAAATCGGTGCGTTTCTGCCACTGGCGCGGATCAATCGGCACCCACTGATTCCGAAGGCGGATCATTTCCTCCTTGCGCGAGTGGTGCATGGTCAGCGCGTGGACCACTTGGAACAGGGCTTTGACACCTGTTTCCGCGAAGATGCGAGCGATGAACCGGATACGCTGCTGCGCGGCGCTCATCAGGGCGCTTGTCGTCGCGTATGGGGTGTTCTTGTTGATGGTGTTGGAGTCGAGCCCTTGGGATTGCTCGTTGACACCAGTCCGGGACTGCTTGATCCGGTCGATGTACTCCATTGCCTTCATGCCCACGTCACCCATTGCTGAGTGCTGAAGGGGCATGATCGACATGGCCGGGTTGCCCTTCACTCGCACCACGCCACCAGGGCGGGACACGAGCATGTCATCCATGTTCACCGAGGTGTCATCGATGGCATGTCGGCCGTTGTTCGCGAGATAGACGTTATCGAGCGAGCCCCGGAGTAGGGCGGTCTTGATGTCCTGAAGATCGGATACTGAATCCGCCAGCGATAGCCCGTGGTGCTGGTGCGGTAGCGGGGTCGGAGACAGGGCGATAAGCGGAACAAGGTCGCATTCCTCTTGCAGCAGGATCGTCGTTCCAACTAGGATGACGTGCAGCAGCTCGGCCAGGCCGTCATTGTTCTCATCGAAGCGAATCCAGCACTCGCGCACCATCAGGCGACGGGTGGACGGGTCTGAGCCCTCGTCGTCGCTGCGGAATGGGTTGTTGTCGTCGCGGCTGTCGTCTTCCCAGTCGCTCGCCCCGTCCCCTGCATCGCTAATGTCGTCTGGCACATCGAAGCCAGCGTCACGAAGCTCGGAAACCGTCTTGTGTTCACGTTGCTCGACGAACTGAAGGCGAGGGTCTTGGAGGTCGATTCCACGGGCATTGTGGTCGATCAGCACCCGCTCAGGGGCCACGTTCATCAGGCGCACGCACCCGTAGTTACGCGCCTTCTCAAGCGTGATGTTGTGGCCTTCCTCGGTCTCTTCGTGCTTGATGACGTTGATAGCCACGCCTGGCTGGTTGGCTTCGAGCAGAACGACCAATTCCTCGACGGTCAGCCCCTTGTATGTCTCTTTGGTGCGGTCTTCACCTTCATCCCAGCAGGCTTTGACATAGCCTGTTTTCTGCAGGAGCGCATCGTGGCTCCAGTCATAGAAGACCTTGAACCAATTGTTCTTCTGGGTGATGACGTAGTTGACGAACTCCGTCTCTTGCTCTGCCGCTTGAACGTCCTCAGGACCACGGGGCGAGAAGTTCACCACCTCATCGCCCGAGCAGAAGATGTCCGCGATCTGCGGCTTGATCCACTCGACGGTATCGAACACGTCGCGGGAGATGACTTGAGACCGGCCATCGACCTCGTTGCCCATCGGGTTGCCGAGGTAGTAGTCCAGCGCCTTCTGGCGCTCCTCCGATACGCTGGCCTCCTCGGCTAGCGATTCGTGGCGCTCGATTGCGCTGACTAGGGTCTCATTTGCCATCGGTTGCTTTCGGTCGGCCCGGGCCTCTCTTGGCTTCTAGCGCCTCAATGCGCGTCTGTAACTCTTGGATCATCCGCAGCGCACCTTGATCGTGGACAGCGCTTGCCTTTCGCTTCGCCTCCTCGACCTCGCATGCATCTAGCCTCGCCTCAATGGCTTTCAGGCGAACGTCGATCTTGTGGCCTAGGGCGAATCCCATCTAGATAATCCCACGGTTCGAGTAATTGATCGGCTTCCAATCCTCGTTACTCATCTGGTTTGCGATGAGGGATAGATAACGGAAGCAGTCGGCGCCGTGACTGTATTCATTGTGGACTGGGCTGGCGGGTTCTCCGGTCGAAATCGGGATGTTCCGCTTGTAGCGCTTCAGGCACTGAATCAGGCGATCCGCTTTGGTCTTGTCGAAATAGACCTTGTTGAAAGCCATTCTAGCCTGTTTTATGCCAGTCTCAATAGGCATGTTAGGAATCATTCCAACATCCCACTTGAGCGCTTTCATGATATCGGCCGAGGATTTGCCGCCTGCGTTCAGCGTGGCATGGGTCGCATCATGGGGCAGAAACACCCTTCCCCAGTTGTAATGCCTGTTCCGAAGCTCTGCCGAGTACCAATCCAGCGTGCGGTGGCTGTCCTCTATGTAGTCGATGATGCGCAGCTCGGATAGGTGGCGCTGGGCGATGATGATCGAGGTTTGGTCGTTCCAACCGAGGTCAAAGACAGCGTATGTCTTGAACTTGGCTTCGTAGGGGACGTTACAGATACGCCCGCCGTCGATGGCTTGGGCAATCTCCCCGGCATAGATGGCTCCCTGCACAGCCGGCAGGCACTCGCCCTCCCAGATGTTCCGATACTCGGCCGGTGACATCGTGGCCTGATCGTGCAGGCGCAATTCCTCGATCTTGTCCACCATCCAGCCAGCCTCAATAGCGTCTCGATAGCTGGTTTTGACCGTGACGCAGCCAGGCGGAGGGTTGATGACGAAGCGCTTGAACGCAGGATCGTCGTCTAGTTCGGGGTTGAAAGTTACCCAGACCTCTGACCCAGCCTTGCGGATGGTCGGCAGAAGGAC